TACAATAGAATATTATGCATATGTTGAAGAATCATTATCAAGTCCAGTTTTAAGTATTTTTACAGACGCTGTTACGTTTTCTAAAATTTTAACGCGTAGGCTTGCATACCAAACTCTTGAATATCAAGCAGCTTGTGATTTACAATCATCTGCTGAATCTGAAAAGCAAAAAGCAGAAAGAGAAAAAGCTGATGCTGTAAAAATAGAAAAAGAAAAATCTTGCTTAATGAATTATTTGATGACACAATTATTCAGAGAAGATAAAATATACTTTTTAAAATATTCAAGATCAGAATTTAAAAGAGTTGTTAAGGAAGGTCCATTTTTTGATTTTGACTCTGATAATATAATAGCACCTGATGAAGACGCATCAGAAGCGCTATTTAACGATTTAAAACAAAAATGGAAATCTTTCAAAAAAGCGGAGGAAAAACAAGATTCTGAATTAGACGCTAATTTAACTGCATCTGTTATTCAAAATGATGTTCAAGTTCCATATTTATATATCGGTGATTTGATAGATTTAATAATGGGTAATATGACAAATTATCTTGAACAAACAAGGCAATTACTATCACCGGGATCTCTTTCGAACTATGAAGGTATAGATTTGGATGTTGCATTGAAGCGCATGGAGATTGAAAATCTCACTAAACTAATTGAACAATATAAAAAATTTAGACTAACATTGGGCCCACTGGAATTGTTTGATCAGAGAACTCAACGATATGTAAACGTTAATTTCGGTGATGTTCCGATTGCTGTTTCACACTTTACTGAATTTTTAACCTCTAAGTTATTGAAAAAAGATCAAGCTATTTACCCGTTAATGCAATTTTTAAAAGATTTGTTTAATTCTTTAATAAAAGATTATTTAAACAAAACAACGTGTAAAGGTGGCCCAGATCTTAAACAAAAAACTGTATTATTTGAGTCATGTGTTACTTCTTATGGTAGTGCTAAAAACAAAGGGGTAGATCGGATTACCGAAGCCATAGAAAATCCAAAAAGAAATCCCACCAAAGTACCACGTTTGTATTTAGACAACAAATTGTTGGCTAGCTCTCAGCAAGCAATCTTAAATCTTTCTGGACAATCAAGCTTTAGTATGCCCAACGAGGGATATGAATTAGAATACAATCATTTTATTTTCTATGCAGGGCGTGTTGCTCCTGCTAATTTAATGCGTGGGAATCGCATCGAAGACGAAAATCGTGGTATTTTTCATTATCTTTTAGGAAAAGACTCAGGAATTGTTAAAAACATCACTTTATCTAAAACAAACTCCCCCGGTCTCAAAGAAGTTAGATTTGAACAAGAGGGTTTTAAAGAATTAGAACAACTAAGAGAAGTTTATGATGTTGAGATTCAAAGCTATGCAAATCTTAAAGCTTTACCGGGAACATATATTTTTGTTGATCCTCATGGATTTGCACCAAATTTAGCAAGTTATGCTGGTTTTGACTTGACAGATTTGGGTGTTGGCGGTTATTATATGATTATTAGAAGTCATCATTCCTTTGGGCCCGGAACTGCTGATACTAGATTTGAAGCTATTTGGAATCATAATATAGATCCAGAATCTTCTCCATATGCCATGGATCAAAACGCTGGAAAAAACGACAGAGTCAAAGGCAAGTGCAATGCGACAAGAAAACGTATGGGACTTGTGGAAATTCAAAGAACTTCTGAAGATCTGGAAGCTTATGAACCACCAACTGATACAGTTTCGGAGCAACCAGCAGATGCGTGAGGTAAAATTAAATGGGTGATTTCTATATCGAGCAAAACGGCGAGGACGCTCGCAAAACGTATAATAAAAAGATTGTGTACGCATATGACACGCAACTTGATAAAGTTAATTATGCAAACTTAGTCGACTTTAATTTTGGGGAAAAATTTTATTACGGCAAAGTGCAAAGAGATTTTGTGCCAATGTATTTTGATGGTGTCGGCATACAAACAAAAAATTTATTAACCGCAGTAGAGTCTGGTCCATCGTTTTCGGCAATGAATTTTGTTGCTGATGCTTTTGACGACTTATCACGTCAGTTTGAAAAAGGATTAGTGAGCGGCAAAATATACAATAATGAAGAATATCTTAGTTCTTTGAGGGTATTTAAAGCATTTACTAGCCCAATCTCAGTTTTTGATCGCCATTTGACAACTTTTACTGATGCCATGGCCGAGCAATTAATACAAGATGAAAATCAAATAAAAGACTTTCATGATTTTTTAAAATATTTTAAAAATTATGTAGTTAAAAGCAGTAGCGAAATACCGTTCACATTCTCAGCGTTTTTAAAAAGTAAATATTGCCCAATGACAGTTAGCGGTCTTGTAATTGAAATTGCAGATTTAGATTATTTTAATGATCAAGATAAGATCGACAAATTCTACAAAAGTCGAAACTGGAAATATTATGTTAATGCATGCCGTTCATACGGATTTATGGTTGACAAAAATATTCCATGGCGCTTGGTAGCTGATGTTGCATCGCCTATGATGCTGGAATATGCTAGCAGATATGGTTTTGGAAAAACTAATTTAATATTAAACTCCGGTTTCTCAAGACCAGAAATATTTTTCTTAAAAGACTTTAGACAATATTTGTTAAATTTATACAATCAAGTTGTGGCCGGCGAATATGCAGAAATTACAAAATGCAAAGATTCAACAATTGTAAATTATATCAAAACTGAACAGTACACAATTGATCAAATATTTGATATCCTAAACGACGAAAGTTTATTAAGACTATATTTTGATATTAGGTTTGCTGAAGACCCCAAACAGTTTACGGCGGAAATGAAAAACATCATCATGGGTGAGTGTGTAGATATTTTAACTGTTAGTGGTGCTTCAAAAAGTTTGAGAGTTTTTGAAAAAATTATTAATCAACCATTTGACTATCACGGCTCAATGGGTTATTCTTATAAACAATACGTGAAAGGTTTCGGAGCTAAAATTGTATTATCAGAGTTTGGACGATAAAACAGAATGTGTCGGCGTATATGTCGACGGTCAATTATATTTTGATGAAATGCCAGCCGGACTACAACGAACATGGCGTCACTCTGGGTTTTCTTCCAATGAGACAGAATATGCATGGATTATTTGCGGTGGCAAACAATTGTCCGATGTATGCCCCGACAATTTGAAAGAAGATTTAGCCAAAGTACAAGGCAAATTTAAAGCATATTTAAAATCATTCAAAATTGCAAAAATTAATTTACATGAATTTTGTTTTTTTGATTTGGTACCACAAGATTTTTTGCTGCATTTTTGTGAAATCAAAAATAAAATTACAAAATACGTTTTTGAAAATTATGAAAAACCAATAAATTACAATCATTTAGCCGATGTCCATAGGTTACTACACAAATTGAAATATAGAAATCTTAAAATTGATATTAGTGACAGCAGAACACTTTTTAGCTCAACAGCAGATAGACAAAAAATTAAAAAAATACTTGCCGGAACACATCATCTTGATTATAATTTGTTTGGTACCATTACCGGACGCTTAACTAATTTTAATTCTGGTATTCCAATTTTAACTATGAAAAAACAATATCGCAAAATTATAAAACCTCAAAATGATTGGTTTTTATCTCTTGATTATAATGGTGCAGAGTTGAGAACGCTATTATCTCTTATGGGTCAAGAGCAGCCTGATTACGATGTCCACCAGTGGAATGCGAAAAATGTATTTTCTGGTTTCTTATCGCGAGAAGAAGCAAAAGAAAAGTTTTTTGCGTGGCTTTATAATCCAAAATCTGATGTTGTTGACCATAGTGTTTATGATCGAAAAAAAGTTTTAAACGAATATTATGTAGATGGTAAAATCTCAACACCGATGGGTCGAATTATTGAAGTCGACGAACGCAAAGCTTTAAATTACCTCATACAAAGCACAACTTCAGATGTTGTTCTTGACCGCGCAGTGCAAATTGATAAATTTCTTAATGATAAAAAATCATGCATTTCGCATATTGTTCACGACGAGATTGTTATTGATCTCGATGACACTGAGCGAGATATTGTGCCTGAAATTAAAGAAATGTTTGAAAACAACAAGATTGGCAAATTTTTGTGTAATTTAAATGCAGGTCAAAATTATTATGACCTAAAGGCACTATATCTATGATATCAATGATTGGAATCGGAACTGCTGGTGAAAATGTTGTTGATCAATTTCGCAACAATAAGGAATATAATGTATATGTTCTATCCGATAATGTTACTAGAAACTCAAAATATAAATATAAAATCAAAAGTCATGATAAGCCTGAAGATTACGAAGATGACAATTTTAAATTAGGTAAGTTTTTTAAAGATATCGATAATCATGTACAAGTGTTTCTTTGCGGGTCGTCGCGCACGGCCAATGCAACTCTTAACATCTTACAACACATAAAAGACAAGAAAATTGATATATTTTATATTCAGCCAGATGTGGAGTTGCTAATTGGTGTTCCAAAAATGCAAGAAAGAGCTATTTTTGGTATTTTGCAGGAATATGCACGTTGTGGGTTGTTTAATTCTTTTACTGCATTTAGCAATTGTGAAATCGAGAAAACAATTGGTTCAATTCCCATCAAAAAGTACTTTGAAACCATCAATCAAACTATTTATTATAGTGTACATTACAAAAATTTATTCGACCATACAAACCCTGTTGTCGGTAATTTAACAACGCCATCGGAGATACAAAGAATACGATCAATCGGCAGGATCAACCCACGCACTCTTGAAGAAAATTGGTATTTTGATCTTGACAACTCTCGCGACGTGTGTTATTATGTATGTGTATCGAGTGATAAGTTAGAGAACGACGGAGATCTACACAGCACTATTATTAAACATTTAAAAAATAAACCACGAAATGCATTCAAGAATGTTACGTATGCAATCTATGAATCGCCTTTCGAATCAGACTTTGGGTTTTGCGTTGCCCATACCAACGTAATTCAACAAAAGACTCTTGACAAGCTAGAGCAAGAGTGATACATTAGATATCAAGGAACGCTTGATATACTTTAGACATCAAAAAGGAGAAAAAACATGTCAATCAATATGGAACTAATGAGACAAAAACTTGCCGCGTTGCGTGGTGAGGGAACAAGAGATAATGGTCCATCTATCTGGTTTAAGCCAGAGGAAGGTGATCAAGATATTCGGATCGTACCGACAAATGACGGTGATCCACTAAAAGAAATGTTTTTCCACTACAATGTGGGCGAACATAAAGGCGGCGTCCTTTGTCCGAAGCGTAACTTCGGAGAGCGATGCCCTATTTGCGATTTCGCGTCATCTTTGTGGCGCGAGGGCACTGAGAAAAACGATGATGAAAGCAAGAAGCTAGCTAAGTCACTTTTTGTACGTCAACGTTACTTCTCACCGGTCGTGGTCCGCGGACGCGAGGAAGAGGGAATCAAGGTATATGGATATGGTAAGACAGCCTATGAGTTGTTGCTGGGCTATATTCTTGATCCAGAATATGGCGATATTACTGATACTGTTGAAGGTACTGATATTACCCTTACTTATACTAAGCCAACGCGCCCCGGTGCATATCCACAGACCAACATGAAGATGCGTCGAAACACTAGCCCCCTCCTGAGTGACGAAGACGCACTTCCCGGGCTTCTTCAAAATATGCCCGATTTTGACAGCTTGTTTGAGCGCTTGACACCCGAGCAAGTTGATGCTATTCTTGATGAACAACTTTCGTCCGATTCCTCTGCCGAGGGTCGCTCAAGTGAAACTCAAGCCTATGGCAAGAAAAATGAAGCCAGCGATGTTGACAAGGCATTTGATGAATTGATGGCCGGTTGACAAACTAAAGCCGATCCGCCCCGGTTACAATAGGGCGCTCTTTTAATCTAAAAACATAGAAGGAGTATTATTATGTTAGATTGGTTAAAGTCCGTATGGGCTAGATGGAAAGTGCAGGTAAGTTTTGTGGGAGGTGCCCTTGTGGTCGCAACCACATACGGAACATGTACAGTCGATCCACCCTCTGTATCAGAGGCCACAACGACAACTGAGGAAACAATCACTGTATTGCCAACTGCCTCAACTACAACTACGGACGATGCCGCTAGCGGCACCACCGAAGAAGCTACTACCACTACAACGGAAGAAGCTTCCGGCGAAGAAGCCGCCGAAACTACAACTACTACTGAATAGTATAAAAGCCGCTGGCAGACCGGTGAAAAGTCTGCCGCTTTAAGGAGACAATAAAATGAGATTCGTTCTACCAGTTCTTGCTGCTAGCCTTTTTATGGGTTGCGGTGATAAGGACGAGGACACTGCGGAAGATACCGCAGACTCTGTTGATACTGCAGCAGAGTGAAAAAAGCCGCTGGCAGACCGGTAAAAAGTCTGCCATTTTTTTAAAAATAATTCTTCTTGACATTTAAAATCATGGTGTTATAATAAGAATATCCAAATTGTGGTGAGGATCATAAAAATCCACTATTAACAACAAGCGTAATTGCTACGGCTACCCGCTTGCCATTATTAAAGGCCACTGGCCAAGGGAGACATATTTATGGATAATGTTAATGACGCGAGTACTGGCGCTGAAACCAGTATCATGAACGCCAACGACCTAAACATCGTTGACATCTACACAAACAATCCGCGTGTTCGCACCGGCTTTAACAACACAGGTACAATCAATCTTGATGATTTTGAAAAACTTATAAAGATTGAATTTAACGACGCGAAGTTTTCACATTTTGACTGGCTTGATTTGCAAACAGTTGATTTGAATTCCTCCAATTGGAAGAACATTGGAATCCGCGATAAAGATGACGAAGAAGGTCGCATTGAGAGTTTCCAAGTTTCTTTTCGTCAATTAGGGTATGACATGTCGGAGTATCCTGCTTGTATTGATACCGATGAGATGGTACTTGAAGGTCGCGGTCGAATAAAGTCAGCGATCTTAAACGGAGAACGCTGGATGCCAGTCGCTGTTTATACACGTAGCGACACGTCTGAGCGAAACACTGTGACTAACGGATTGATTGCTAACCAGAAGAAGCCTGTTTTTATGTCTAGTTTCAACGACTATGTGGCGGCTGGTGTTAATTTGATTGCGAAGGACGAACTGGAAGCTTCAAACGAAGCCGTTGATAACTGGTTAATTCACGAAGTTAAGATTGACCGTCGTTATGACAACAGCATTAACGGTATGAGAACGAAGATCCGTAACGCTATTATAAGTCGCTCTCAGGTTGATAACAGTCTTATCTGGTCTTTGAGCAAGAAAGAAGCCGAGAAGTGGATAAAAACTAATCTTGGATTAGCCAAAGCTGATTTTGTTCTTGTTAACATGGCTGATAATGAGACTTATGCTGAGCGCGCTTGGCGCCACATTCGTGACGCACTTAAAAATGGCCGTGAACCTGTGAACTTGATCTTCTATACCACTGATACTAGCCCCACAGCTGCTCGCGCTGGTCTCAAGAAGTCTATGCAATACATCGAAGACTTGTATCTCGATTCTTGGGAAGTGGTTAACAGTCAATTATCAAGTGAAATCACTTTGGTTGCCCCAGCGAAGCGTCCTTATGTTTTTATGGGTGCGGTACCGCAAATTGTGCAAAGCCACAATATCAATGGCAGCAACTTGGTTTCGGTTAACAAGTACTAATGAAGACACCGTTAAGATATCCCGGTGGTAAATCACGGGCTGTCGAAACACTCATGAGTTTCGTTCCCGAGGATTGTGGTGAGATTTGTTCACCCTTTCTCGGGGGCGGCTCGTTTGAGTTGGCTTTGGCAGAAAAAGGAATTAAAGTCCATGCGTACGATGCGTTTAAGCCGATTATATGGTTTTGGAATGCAATCTTAAAAGATCCTGACAAACTCGCGACGATGGCTGACTTATATCGTCGAAAGAAAACATACAAGTACACGAAGCCCGGTGTCGACAAAGATGGTAACCCGCACCCGCAACAAAAAATAAGAGCATCCGGGTTACCAGAAAAAGATTTTTACAGATTTCGTGAAGAGATCTTGTTTGCGCTACAGTCAAACCACCCATTTACGTTTGATGCTGCCGCTAAAGTTTACGCTATTAATCGCAGCAGCTTTTCAGGCGCCACATTCTCAGGTGGTTTTTCAGAGAGAGCTAGCTATGCTAGATTTACTGATAGTCAGATTGAATATGTCAGAAACTTTAAGGTTGACAATTTTACCGTCAAGCGCGCAGATTTCAAAGACTCAATTAAAAAACACAAAGACTGTTATCTATACCTAGACCCGCCTTATTTCTTAGATACTGCGAGAGCAAAACTATACGGAGTCGAGGGTGATATGCATTCATTTTTTCCACACATGGCCTTGTATTCTATTCTCAGAAAAAGAGATAATTGGATTTTGTCATACAATGATTGTGAAGAGGTTAGAGAATTGTATAGAGACTATCAGATTCACGACGCAGAGTGGACATATGGTATGAATAGAAGCAAAAAATCATCTGAAATAGTGATAACTAATTTTTAGTTTCTATATAACTTGAGGGTTTGCATATGACTTATAAATTTCAAAGAGTTGGTAAGGGAGTTCGATGGGCAGATGCATCGGGTCTTTACTATAAACGCTTTAATGGCTATGTTGTTAATGTACCGGGTTCTGGTGTTACACCCAGTCCGAACCCCGCTTCCCTGACAGCCTCTGCTTTTTCTGGCGAAAACGGCATAAACACAGCTGTAAATTTAAATATTACTCAATCTGAAACTGTATATGTTTGGCGTGGATATTTTAAGCCTGATCAAGATTCAGATTCTTGGCAGTTCAGAACGCGCTCAAACGATGGCTCTTTCTTATGGATTGATGATGATGCTGAAAATGCAAACTTCAATTTGGTTACTAATGATGCAATTGTTAAAAACGGTGGACAACACACCGAACAAACGGTTACAAGTGCCAATATCACCTTAAGTTCTAGTTTCTTTTATGCGATTACTTTAGTTGCAGGTAATAAGCCGGGTAACGGCAGCATTCGTCTTGAATTTAGAAGAGATAATGAAGATTTTTCAGATGATGGAAGCGGTTTTTTCTTCCACGATGCACGATATAGTGACGGCTTTGGTGTTTACGAAGGCGGCTAATTTATCTAAAATAATCCTTGCTTTCTAATACCAAATGGATTATAATAATATTAACAAAAGGAGTGACCATGGCAAAAGCCAAAGCTGGTCGTGTTTCAATGCACGATCTAATGAAGCTAGTAAATAAAAAAGCTGGACGTGAGGTGGCACACGATCTTACCACCGACAATCCCACATCTGTTAAGGAGTGGATACCAACAGGCTCTCGATGGCTTGATTCTATTATTTGCAAGGGTCAGCTAGCAGGTATTCCAGTTGGTAAAATTACAGAGATTGCTGGACTTCAATCAACTGGTAAATCTTACATGGCAGCACAGATTGCTGCAAACGCTCAAAAGCAAGGTAAGCTTGTGGTTTACTTTGATTCTGAGTCTGCGATTGATCCAAGCTTTCTTGAGCGAGCAGGCTGTGACCTCGAAAGACTTATGTATGTACAGGCGTCATCTGTTGAGTTTGTACTAGAGACTATCGAAGAATTATTAGGAGCTTCAGAAGATCAGCTTGTGTTAATTTGGGATTCGCTAGCGTTTACACCGTCAATCTCAGATGTTGAAGGTGATTTTAACCCACAGTCTACTGTTGCTACCAAAGCACGTATTTTGGCAAAAGGCATGTCTAAGCTTGTGATCCCGATTGCAGATCAAAAAGCAACTTTTATTGTCTTGAACCAGTTAAAGACTAATATTCCGCAAGGTCCTATGGCAAGACAAATTGCAATGACAACACCCTATATCACACCCGGTGGTAAGGCGATGCATTATTCATATTCTTTGCGTATCTGGCTCACTGGTCGTAAGTCAAAGGCCGCGGCTGTGCTGGACGAAAAGGGCTTCAAGATTGGTTCAGAAGTTAAAGTCAAGCTTGAAAAGTCACGATTTGGTACCGAAGGACGTAATTGTACGTTTAGAATTTTGTGGGGCACACACGATATTGGTATTCAAGATCAGGAGTCATGGTTTGACGCTGTTAAGGGTGCAAAACAAATGCAATCTGCAGGCTCTTGGTATACTTTGACAATGGGTGACTACACCAAAAAGTTCCAACCTTCAAAGTGGACTGAGCTTGTTAAGAACGATGAAGAGTTTAGAAATAAGATTATTGAACTTATGGAAGTTGAGGTAATTCAAAAGTTTGACTCTCGCGAAGGTAACGCTGCAGATTATTACGACGAAGAAGAAGTTGCATAAATCACTTGACAAGTGTGTTGCAACAGTATATACTATTAATATAGACAAAGAGGGGTTTTATGTCTAACTATCTAGGTTATGCCTGTATCAATATGGGCTTTTCATCGCTGCCAAAATCGCAGCGTATCACAACAAATCGTACAATGATCAAGCGTACGTTCAAGGAGCGCGGCATTGGCTATGCTTCTGAACTTGCTTTGCAAAATCTACGTGATTTGCACACTATTCTTGAGTGGAATCTTGAACACGATATTTACTTTTATCGGCTTTCTTCCGATATTATTCCGTGGGCTTCTGAGTATGAACTCACAGACATGCCTAATTTTGGCGCTATACACGCCGCGGCACTCAGGGCGGGTAACTTTGCTCGTAAGCATGGAATGCGCCTCACCGCGCATCCTGGCCCGTTTAACAAGCTTGCTTCGCCAAAGGAGCGAGTCTTTGAATTGACAAAGACTGATCTGTCAGTTCATGGTGATTTGTTTGATTTGATTGGACTGCCACGTACACCATTCGCAAAACTAAACATTCATGTTGGTGCTGCCTATGGCGATAAGCCATTTGCTCTTGACAACTTCTGTCGTAATTTCGAGCGCTTACCAGACAATGTGCGCTCTCGTTTGACTGTCGAAAACGATGACAAAACTTCTTTGTATTCGACACTTGAGTTGTACGAGGGCGTATACAAGCGCATCGGCATCCCGATTGTGTTTGACTATCACCATCACATGCTGCATCCCGGTGGACAAACTGAGCAGGAGGCATTGGAACTAGCCTTGTCAACATGGGGTGATATCAAGCCAGTCGTACACTACGCTGAGTCAAGGTCCATGGAACAAGGTAACCCTAAGATTAAGCCACAGGCACATTCCGATTTGGTTTACAATACACTAAATGATTATGGGAATGAGTTTGATATTATGATTGAGGCAAAACACAAAGAACTTGCATTGTTTCAGTATCGTGATATATTAAACAAGAAGAGGGTAGCATGATAAGGTTTATCAAAAATTTCTTACAGAAAAGAGAGTTCAATAACATTAGTAAAAAGATTAGTCGCTTGCAAAAAGAGGCCATGGAATTTCAACGCAATGGTAATCTTAGACAATATGCGGCCACAATGCAGATCATTGAAAATTTAGAACAACAGTTGGTTTCTAAAGATGACGAGGGTTGACCATATCGCCTTGGTTGTCGAAGAACCTAAACTAGCAGCTAAATGGTATGAGTTTAATTTTAATGCTGAAGTTTTGTATCTTGACGACACATGGGCGTTTATTGAATTTAAAAATATAAAAATGGCGTTTGTCAAAAAGGGTATGCACCCGCCGCATTTTGCGTTTGAAGTTGATAACTTTGAAAACATAGACGGTAAAGTCAAGACACACAGAGATGGCTCCCGCTCTGTGTACAAAAGAGATCCGTGGGGCAACATTTACGAGTTAATTAATTATGAATATGAAGAATAAAGAAAACAAAAGAGTCCTGATTATTGATGCACTGAACATGTACCTACGTGCATACATCGTTGATCCTAGTTTGTCACGCCATGGACAGCCAATTGGTGGACTAAAAGGATCACTCAAGATTCTTCAGAAATTAGTCCGCACTACCAAGCCTGATAATGTTATTATTGCTTGGGATGGTCCAGATGGCTCAAGAAAGCGAAAGACGATGGATAAAAATTACAAGCAAGGCCGTAAGCCTATTAGACTTAATCGTGCTTTCCACAATTTGACTGATGATGAAGAAGTGCAGAATAAAATTTGGCAACAAAGCAGGCTTATTGAATATATTAATGAGATGCCAATTGCACAAGTTATGATTGATCAAGTGGAAGCTGATGATGTTATTTCGTATGTTTGTGGTATGCCCCACTACAAAGACTGGCAGAAAATTATTGTATCGAATGACAAAGACTTTATGCAGCTATGTGGGGAGCAAACTGTTTTATGGAGGCCAACAAAAGATGAACTCTTAAACACAAAAAGAATTGTTGAACAAACAGGTGTACACCCTACAAACATGGCGCTAGCACGCGCAATCATTGGCGATGCCTCTGATAATTTACCGGGTGTCAAGGGTGTTGGCTTTGGAACAGTATCTAAAAGACTAGCTTTTCTTGGCGAGGAAGGCACTTACACCATCGATGATGTTATTGAACATTGTGAAGAAATGCTCGAAGAAAGCAAATTGAAAGTTTACAGTAATATCGTTGAAAATAAAGAACTGATTGAGCATAATTATAAAATGATGCAACTATATGCTCCACAAATGTCGATTCAATCTAAGACGTTTGTAAAAGATTCGATTGAAAATTTTGAATTTACTTTTAACAAAACAGGTATTTTGAAGATGATGATTGATGATGGATTTGGTGAATTAAATTGGGAAGATCTAAAAACTTCTTTAAACAAGATCATTAGCGATCGTGTTGACGCGGCATAATAACTTAGCCGTTTTTGTCTTGACTTTAGGCAATTTAATGTTATACTTACTAACACACAACAAGGGGTAGAATGCCATACGAAAAAGTAGACTTTGGACGTTACGGTAAAGCTTTTCAAGAAGGGTTGGTTCAATTAATATTTGAGGATCGACCCTTTGCTGATCAGATTACAGAGGTCTTGGACGTTAATTTTTTAGAACTCGAATATCTTAGAATATTCGTTACTAAAATTTTGCGGTATCGCACGAAATATGGCAAACAT